GTGTTGGGTTGGTCACGAAAAGAAAGCGCGGGGACGGTGGTGGCGTCGCGTCGTGCTTGAAGCCGGCGCGCGGTTTTGGCGTTGACGTGCCGGGCTCCTCGTGAGGCGTTGCACGTGGCGCAGCTGCCGACGAGGTTGGTGCGCTCGAATGGGTCGCCTCCGTTGTCGAGCTCGATGACGTGGTCGGCCTGAGTGCTCTTGCGTTTGTGGCACCAGTGGCAGACGGGTTCTTCTTCGAGCACTTGGGCTCGGATGGTTCGCCATCTGGGGTCGGAGTAGATCGGGTTGCCTGCCATGGTTGTCCTCAGGTTTTTGGTGCCCTACGTAAGTACATAGTGACTATTAGCAAGGTGGGTTCTTTGTTCTCAGTACTTGTTATACGTGGGGAGTTTCCTCATGGGGAATATCCCGATGAGGTGGTGGACAAACTGTGGATAACTGTGGGTGGTCGAATACCTCGATTTTGTATGCCCATCTGCCCTGTTTGTCCTGATAACGGGAGCGGTGGACGTAGCCGGCGTCCTCGAGTTCACGCAACGCTGAGCGCACCGAGTCGGCTCCGTCACGCTTCGCTACGGCGAGTTGCTGGGTGTTGGTGCGCCAGTTGTCAGGCTTGCTCAGGATGTAGATCAGCAGGCCTGTGGCCTTGAACGACAGGCGTTCGTCGCAGATGACGTCGTTGGCGACGATCGTGAACGACCGCCGCGGTCGTGGTGCCCGGTGAATCACTGGAAGTCCCCCAACGTCGCATCCTGACCGCTGTGGAACGTCATGTAGCCGGCGATCGTCCCGTCCTTCCAGACGGACACGTAGCGGACTCTCCCGGCGTGCTGACGCAGCTGTGCGAGGACGGCCATCCGGTCGGTGGTTACCGGGTGGACGACGGCGTCAAACTCGCGCCAACTGGGCAGCCACACTTGGTAGGTGTTCACGGGAGCACCTCGAAACGGTTGAGCCTTGACGCTGGAAACACGTGGCCGGCGGCGGTCATGTACACCAAGCCGCGTTCTGGGCACATGGCCCAGAACGCGAATACAAGCGTGGTTGGGGTCGTGTCGTTGGCGTCGACGAAGTACAGGGCCGAGATGGGTCGCTGGAGTGCGCGCCAGTTCACAGGGCCGCCACCCGTGCGTGGATCGCCTCGATCTTTTGGTACAGGTTGCCGTCGAAGCGGCTCACGATGAGCTCGCCGTGGAGGCCGTTCTGGAGGTTGACGGCCTTGACGCGCAGCTGCCCGGTGAGACCGTTCGTGGCGATGAATGTGCGGAGCCGGGCAAGCTGCTTGCCGTCCCATGTCGGGACCGTGTCGTCGGCCGTGTACAGGTAGAGGTGGACCTTTGCGGGCTTGTTCATGTGTGCTTCCTTCTGCTTATTCTGTGTTGTGCTTCCTCGAGGTCCGAGGGCCGCCAGAGGTAGTACTCGGCTCCCGCGGACTCAAGATGGTTTCTCCAAGCCTTCTGCCCGGGCGACAAACGCCCGACCGCCGACTTGACCTCGATGTAGATAATCGACTCGCCGTTAGTGGCGACGATGTCGGGGAAGCCGGCGTCACCCACCAGAGGTGTCATCCAGCGTCCTCGGACCTGCGCCGGCCGGAAGTGCGTGTACTTCCAGCCGTAGATGCGAAGCAGGTGCTCCAGCTGCGCTTGGAACGCCGACTCGGATATCCGCGGGCTCGTCACGCCAACTGCCAAACGACAGTCGACCTGCCGGCCGCGGTGTGCTTCCTGACGCCCGAGTCGACCACGTAGCCCTTCCGGACGAGCTCGGCGCGCCTCGAGCGGGCCCCAGAATCCGAGATTTTCGCATCCGGGCACGACGTGGCGCGGATACGGAGCGCCTCAATGAGCTCCTCGTCGGTCATGCGGGTGTACATGCGAAACTCGGCGAGCACCACCTTCTGCCCCTTGGTGACGTCCACCGTGCGGGCCGCGGCGTGCGATGTCTCAGGGTCGGTGGCGCGGGCGTGCGCCTCCTCCTCGAGGTAGTCGAACAGGGTCGCGGGTGTCATGACTCTCCCTTGGCTGCCTTGAGCTGCTCGACGAGCTGCTCGAACGATTCCTTACTGGTCGGGGTCGCGCCGCGATGCCCGATCGCATACAGAAACTTGCGCTGTTTGTCGGTTGGTGTCCAGCCGTCCGCATTGCCCATTCGCTCCACCTTGGCCATCTCCTCGCGTGACGGGCGTTTGCCAGCGGAGTAGATCCAGTTGCTCAAGCAGCGCCCGGCGGCCGAGGTCTCGGCATTTTCGATGTGGCTGGTGGCGTTGACGCCGCGGTCGGTGCGGATCTCGTAGGCGAAGCCGGTGGCCATGGGGTGCGGGTCGGAGCCGTTGCGGTAGACAGCTGCGCGGAACACGACCCAGTTCTCAAGGTCGCCGCCGACGATGTCTGTGGCGATCCGGCCGTCCGGATGGGCGGCCCAAAACAGGGCGAGGCGCTCCTCGACGGTGGCGTACTGGGACAGGTCGAAGCCCATCAGTAGTCACCATTGAGTGCCACGGCGACAAGGGTCGAGGTAGTGCGCGGCGAGAAGCGCGTGACCTCGACGCCGGTCTCGGCGAGGTATCTGGCGACCTCACGGATGGCGTAGCTTTGGTTCTCCAGCTGCTCGTAGATGCGGGCGATCTCGCGCTCCATGAGCGTCAGCGCCGCCTGACAGGCTTCGATTTCCTCCAACATTGCTTCCCTTTCTTGCTGGTTATCCAATAGTTCTGACGGTAACACGCCGCATTCGTTCGCGGTGGATTTTTCGGCGGTCGGTCTCGGTGGTGCCGCCATAGATGCCGGGCAACGCTCGGTCATCGAAGCTCATCGCGTACTCAAGGCAGTCAGTTTTTACCGGACAGGTGTTACAGATGCGCTTGGCGGCCCTGACAATGGCGTGCATGTTGGGACCGGGCTGGGGGAAGAAGTCGTCGACGGGAAGGTCGGCGCACGCGGCGTAATGCCGCCATGACTCTATGAACACTTGAGTCCCCACGGCTGCCAGCCGCACTTCCCAGCTCCCTCACGTTCCGAGTACAGCAGCCACGCAAAGTACAGGTTCTTGGCGGGGTCCTTCATGTCGTCGTGGGTCCAGCCGAGCATGTTGAGGTAGTCGGCATGGACGGCGTTGATCTGGGTGAGCCCATGGTCGGGGCCCGAGTCCGCCATTGGGAGGCAGCGGCTTTCGCGGTACATCACGGAGGCGAGAGTCTCGAGGATCTGGCGGTCGCGTGGCCAGCCGTTCTCGACGGCGAGCGGGATCCATTCTTGGCACGGCGTATCGGGCCCGACGAGCGGCTCGGGCATTGTCGTGCTGGTACTGGTGCCCGGTGTCGTGACCGTGACGCGGTCTTGGCCGACGGGCACCACGGGGTCCTCAAGCGGCATCCGCACGATGATCGGGCTGACGTACGTTGACGGTACGGGCTCAAGGTTGAGGTGGTCCTCGCCGGGGCCCAAGGCCGCTAGCAAGGTGGCGTAGCCGAGGGCGCATAGCCCTAAAAACTTGATGGGTTTCACTGGTTCCTCCGAGGCTTGGGTTCGGTTGGTCCAGATGGGTCTACCGACTCGGAGGAGAGTTGTCCAGTATTAAGGGAACAGGGCCGCCCAAGTCTGGGGGCCGACCACGCCGTCGACGGTGAGCTGGTATTCGGTTTGGAAGTTCCGGACGTGCTTGTCGGTGGCCGCGCCGAAGTCGCCGTCGGCCTTGATACAGAGGCGCTCCTGCAGCTGCACGACCGCAGCACCCTTGGAGCCCTTCTTGAGCGGCTTACCGGGATATGCGGGCTTGGTGGTGCTTGATGCCGGCGCAGGGGCTTGTGGGACATTTTCGGCACCAATGCGGGCATCTACGGTGCGGGTGTCCGCCCATGCGGACGGGTGGATTTCGACGTGGATCCACATGTCGCCGTCGCCGGGCGGCCGTTCGATCCAGCCCTTGCCGGCCTGCCAGTACCGCTTGGCTTTGTAGTCGTGGACGCGCTGGATGCCGAGCTCGGCGGAGTGCTCTATGTAGAACGCGATGGCGGCCTCGGCGTCGGCACGGTTTTTGTAGCCGAGGTCGGCGGCTGCGCCGTAGGCGTGCGATGACCATGCGGTGCCGCCGCGGATGGGGCGCTTGTTGTAGATCCCGAGCGAGGTCATGCCGAAACGCTTCTTGGCGTCCTCGACGACCTTGAGGAGGTTCGGGGAGGCGGCCGTGAATGTGGTGCCCTCAGGGGTCGTGTAAGAGCTCTGCCACGAGCTGAACTTTGTGGCGACGCTCACGAGAGGATCTCGCTTGAGGTGAGCGTCATCACGGTGTGCGAGCCGGACGCCGCGATCGCATAGAGCGTCTGCCCAGGCGGAATCTGGTATGTGAACAGCGTGCCGTTGTCGAGCTTCAGGCCGGTCGAGGTGGTGACGCCGGCGGGCCCGAGATAGATGTCGCCGCCGATCGGTCGAATGACGACGGTGCGCCATGCGTGCGCAGCTGCGGCGACCACGAGTACGGCGGTGGTCGAGACGGGGGTCTGGGCGGAGATCATTCTGGGTCATCCTTTGTGGGCTTGTTCTTGAGGCCGTTGGCGGCCAGCAGGCCGGCGAGCACGCCGGACATGGTCAAGGTGAGCGGCGACAGTATCTTCCATGCTTCCGCGTCGTTGGGGGCTTGCTCGAGCGGCTGGGTCACGAACAGCAGGCCATAGAGAAGGGTGCCGACGGTGCCGACGAATGCGATCGAGATGCACATGCCGACGAAAAGAATGAGCCGGGCCTTGATCTGCTCGTTGGTGAGGCGCGGGCGCAGTTTCATTCGAGGCACCTCCCGATCGGGGCCGCGGTGGTTGTCGTTACGTCGACGACCGACGCTCGTGGGGCCTTGTTCTTCTGCCGGGGACAGTTCACACGCTCGCGGTCGGCGCAGCCGCCGATCGTCACTAAAGCGATAAGGGCGACGGCCAGTTTCATGGCGTCGTGCTTTCGGGATCGTCTTGTAGCTCGCCTAGTTCGCACACGGCTTGGCAAACGCCGCACACAACTAGTTCGGGGTCGCCGCGGTAGTGCTCAACGACGTCACGTTGGGCGCAGTCGGTGTTGATACAGGTAACGGTTCGCATTAGGCGGCCTCGTAGGTGAAGAAAACGCTGATCTGGTCGGAACTGGCAAGCGCGATATTGGGTGATGAGCCCCAGTAATTGCCGGTCTGGTAGTAGAACGCCATCGTGGTGCTGGTATTGATTGCAGCTGAACAGTTGTAGATGGTGTTGGTGGAGGCGTCGTAGATGTAGGCGTTGCCGAGGACGTTTGCCACGCCGGTCGTTTTGGCGGCGATGGGAAGTCCAACGTAAACAAACTGGCCGGCTGTTCCTGCCGATGTCACTACTAACTGAACGGACCCAATAATGGTTTTTTGGATCTGGCAATAGCGCGCATTGTTGATCGTTTTTGTGACAGTTACGTTTTGCGTGAGTGTGGGTGTGTAGTCCACCCACACCGCGCCGATCTGGTTCATGATCGCCGCGGTGAGGATCTGCCCGGAACTGAGTCCGGCGGTGTATTGAGTTGCCATTAGGTCACCATCCGAGTCGTGATGTATCGAGAATACCGAGGGTGCTCGAGTTGAGCGTGAAGTACTGGTAGAACGTCGCCGGCGAAAAGTAGATCGTCAAACGGGTCTGGTCGGGAGTGCCGGTGACTTGGATGCCCTCTGGGACGACGACAACTGTCGTGTCGGAGCTGGCTCCGGGCACTCGGTAGACGAGGTTGGCGATGCCGTTGCCAGTTTGGGCGTTCCACAGGAAGTCATTGATGTACGTGTTGACCGACTGCGCGGCCGTGGTGACGTCAATCTCAAAGCGGAACGACGCAGGGTCGCTCTGCATGTTTGCGAGCCACGAGCCGAGGCCTGAGGCCTGCGTCTGAGTGTTGTCGACGGTGGTCACCTGATATCCGGTGCGGCCGTAAGAGGTGATTGACGATGAGTTGGTGGCGGTTGCGCCGGCGGCGATCTCGGGCGAGATCGTCACGTAGTTCATGAAGTTGTCGCCGGCTTGGACTCGACGGATGTCGGAGTATGCGATCTCGTTGGTGCCCGGGGTGGAGCGGGTGAAGGTGACGGTCGGCGTGTCGGCGTAGTTGCGTGAGATGAAGTTGATGCCGTTGGCGAAGTTGGGCCACATCTGGCCGCGTTCGGTGGCTTGGAGCAGGTTGAGCCTGTTGAGGATGGTGCCGGTGTATGAGGCCGTTCCGGATGCCGTTGACTGGCCGGTGCCGTAGGTGGTGATTTCTGGGGCGTTGTATCCGGTGTAGGCGGTGTTGGTCTGGACGGCCTGAGCTGTTGTGAGAGCTGTGGCATACAGGGTGAACCCATCCATGAAGAATCGGCCGGCCTGTGCCATCGGGTCGTCGACGAGCACGGTTGCCGTCGAGAGTCCGGTGTTGCCGGGATAGTCGTCGAACTGGACGCTGTTGACGACGCCACCTTGGAATGAGTGGTCTGGGTTTTCGATCCTGACGAGCGTTCCGCGGACGAACTGGGCAGCCAGGTTGGTCTGGTTTTTGATGACGATCGACCAACGACCGCCGGCGTAGTTGTCGAGGTAGTTGCGTCGACCCAGGAACAGGGACCACGACATCACGTCGGATGTGAAAACGGTGCTTGACGCGACCGGTCCGTAACGGAATATCCACGGGATGTTGGCCATCACTGGACCTTGACGGGGATCCGTCCGACGTTGCGGTTGTATGCCTGTAGAGCTCGCACGACTTCGTTCGGGTCGGCGCTCATCACGGTCACGTTGATCGTGTCGCCGCCGGTGGCACCGTTCGGGGTGATGGTGCCGGACATGTTCGGGGTGAACAGCTCGGGACCGCGCTCGCCAACAATGTACGAGTTGCCCATGGTGACGGGGCCGCCATCTGCTCGGAAGCCTCCGAAGCGGCTGCCGCCGAGCGTGTCGCCGCCGGGCAGCGTTTTGCCGACGCCCGAGGCGATCTGCTGGATGAGCTGCCATGCGGCCTCGAGGTCGCCGCGGTCGACGAGCACCTTGATCTTCTTCTGGTCGAGAAGCGGGAGCGACTCGGAGAGGTCAATGATCTTGATTTTCGTCTGGTCTACTGCGTCTTGGTAGTCGAGGAAGTCCTCACGGCTGCCGCCAAACGCTTTGGCTGCCGCGTCCTTGACTTTGCCGAGCTGCCGCTCGAGGTCGCGGACGGCAATGTCGCCTTGGATGTCGTTCTTGAGGAGGTCGAACTCGTAGCGCATGTCCTCAAACGCTGTAGCGCCGTCGTCCGCGGCGGCTTCGAGTTCGCGGATGCGGTCGGCGACGGGCAGCACTTGGTCGGCAATATTGCTGAAGGACACTTTGGCGGCCTGCTCGATTCCGAACCATGACGCGACCGTGATGGAGCCAAACAAGACCGCTTGGGTCATGAGCTTGTCGAAGCCGACGCGTCCCGATGCTTCCGCTGTCCTGCCAGCAGTCTCCCAGTCGCTAACCGCTTTGACGAGTTTGCCGCCGAAGGTGATGACCGCGTCCTCACCCTTGTCTTTGATGTCGTCCATGGTGTCGCGGAACTCGCGCGCCCGACGGAGTTCTTCCGGGGTGATGAGCTTGGCGTCGGACACCTCTTGGAATCGCTTGATGATGTTGTCCGAGCCCTGCTCAATCAGGAGCGAGACGTCGGTCCACGCTTTGCCGAACAGCTTCGCGCCTTCCTTGGCGCGTTCGGTTGGGTCCTTGATGCCCTTGAGCCGGTCGATCAGCCTCAAGAAGGTGTCGTTGACGTCGATAGCGCCGGTGTTGGTGTAGGCAATGTCGTCGCCAAGAGCTTTGACGAGATCCGGGTTGGAGCCCAGATAACGGTTCATTTTGTCGACCGCTCCGGCGACAGAGTCGGCGTTCACGCCGAGATCGTCGGCAACCTCAAGCCAGCGGGACGCCTCGTCAAGGCTCGTACCGGTCTTGGTGGCGAACTCGCCAGCCTTGAGAGCTGTGTCTTGGAACGCGTTGATGGCCGACACGGAGAACGTGGCAAGCGACCCAGCAGCTGCGGACGCGAACGCGCCGGCGTTCGCTTTGACGGTGTCCAGCGCAGCTGTGGTGCCGGCCTTGAACTTCCCCATGGTGCCTTCGGCTTGGTTGACCGACGTGCGGAAGTTCTGAAAAGCCGCTTTCGCGGAGCGGATGCCGGCGTCCGAGAACTCGGTCAGGATGGGAATATTGATGGCCATTAGCGGTACACCTTCATCAGCTCTTTGTTCGCCTCGAACTGTATGCGCTTGGTGATGTCCTCGAGGTTGCGTTCGATGGCTCCGAGGTTGCGGTCAGCGGCTGGCCACAGGAAGCGTGATGGGGTGCCGCCAAGCGCGCCGGAGAAGTTGGGGCGGGCTCTGCCGGGGCGTGCGCGTGAGGAGCTGCCTCCGGCTTTGCCGGCCATGTCGACGATCGCGGTCGGGGCGTCGCGGGTGCCGACGCGGACGACGGACAGTGTCGAGTAGTTGGGCCGGTTGACGTGCCGACGCGGTTTGCGGGCGTCGACTTTGGTGACGACGGTGCGGCGTCGACGCCAGCCGGTGCGGCCGTTGTGGTTCATGCCGGACAGGGGAGCGTCTTGGGGGATGCTGCGGTTGATGTCCTCGACGAGTGGCTTGACGGCGTCGCGGATCTCTTTGACCATGACGCGACGGAGCCCGGGCTCGACCTTGTTGAGCGTGCGGATCGCCTCAGCGAGGCCCTTGACTTCGACGCTCATGTTGTTCGGTCTGCTCCAGAAGTAGGCGCACCATCTCGTCGACGATGCTGGGAGGGGTGTTGAGCAAGTCCAGAGGCGAGATCCCGGTGCGGAGCGCGAGCTGTGCGATCAGGTTGACCGCATAGCCGGCCTTTACTCCGGGGCGCGTTCTTTTGGGACGATGGAAACATTGCCGAGTCCCTCGAGGAAGCCGCCGAACGGCTTGGTTGGGACGTTGGCGTTTCGGCATGCTTCCCAAGCGAGGTACGCGAGGGGCTTGAACTTGATGTCGTCGAGGAACTTGGCCCAGCTGAGGTTGGGGTGATGGTCCTCCCACGCGCACGCCACCTTGTAGGTGACGGGCACTTCGTGGGAGGTTCCATCGGCCATCTCGACTTTCAGGTTGAGTCCGATCATGGGGCTTCCTTCCTAATCGGTTGAGGGTGGTCAGAATCAGGTGATGTCGCGGGTGGCGACGCCTCCGCGGAACACGGCCTGCACTGCGCTGAGCTCGCCGACGGTCGAGTTGATCGGGGTGATCGACTCAAGGTAGGCGTCGGTGATCGTCCACTCAGGGTTGGTGGCCGACTCGGTGGTGCCCGACGGCGAGATCACCAAGGTCGCCGGGACGCCCCATGCCGAGTACAGGATGGCCTCGACCTCACCTGCGCCGTAGCTGTTGTACAGGCTCAGGGTGACGGTGTTGTCCTGCAGGCCGGCGGTGAACTTCTCGGCGGTGTCGCCCATTGCGGTCGAGCGGAGCATGACCTTCTTGGCCTCAATGACGACGCCGGTGCACTGGTCGCTGAGGTCGGTGGTGACGGTTGCCGCCGTGAGGTTCACGGTGGCGTTGGACAGGAATGTGGTGGTGCTCATGGTGTCTTTCTGGTCAGGCTCGGCGAGAGCTGATTCTTACGGTGAGGTCATAGGCGGGCAGCTCTTGGGAGCCGATCGCAGCTGTCGATGGGACGCCCCTCACGATGGCGAGCCCGGGGTCGGCGTAGAGGGCGTCTGCGACGGTGAGGATGTAGTCGGTGGCGTCTTGGTTTCCGGGTGGCGCGCCGAGTACTCGGAGGCCGATGGTGATGTCCGCGACGTTCGAGGTGTAAGCCTCGAACGTAGGGAGCTCGACGAAGACAGTAAGCGGGCGCGCGTTTCTGGGGTCAGTGACCGCCACGTAGCCGAGAGCCGTGATGCGGCTGACGACAGCGTTGATCGCGTCGATGAAAAGGCCCGACGCCATCTCATGCCACCTGGCTCCGCTTGACGCCGAGGAGTTGGTTGACGCGGCCGAGCGTCATCAGCTGCGGGCCGCCCATGTCGGAGAACTGTTGGTAGACGTCTCCGGTGGTGCCACGTTCCCGGTACAGCCCGGCGGCATAGAGCACGGTGCCGAGCTTGACGGATCCGTCTGGGACGACGCTGAGCGAGTCGTGGTAGCCGGCCTGCTGGCGGCGGCGAAAGCACCAGGCATTCGCCGCCGCGACAGCGGTCGTGAGGAACGCGGTGTCATTTGCCGTGGCCGCGCTGATCCCCAAGAACTCCTCGACGTTGGCGACGGTGATCCACGTGCACGTTTGGGTCCACGTGATGGTGCCGGTGCCGCTGTCGCGGTCGATGGTTGCGCCGGGTGATGCGATGAGCAGCTGGTTGAGGATGATGTACTCAGGGTCGTACATCCAGTCGCCCTGCGCGTCGGTCCCGACGTATGCGTTGACAGGAACGGCAAGAACGGTGTAGGTGCCGTTCAGACCGTCGCTGTTGCCAGAGATAGTGATGCTCTGACCGATGCCGATGTCGGTCGCCTCGAGGGTCTGCACCACGGCATAGTCATCCAGCCGTTGCCGGTGGGTGATGGTGAAGGTAGCCATGGTGCAGTCCTCGAGCGTCGATCAGACGAAAGCGGCCTTGATGAACTTGGTCTCGTCGACCATGACCGGGGCGAAGTAGCCGCGCCATGCGATCGTGCGAGCGAGCAGGCTCGGGTTCTCGATCGAGATCGCGCCCTTCTGCTGCTCCCAGCACTCGAAGCCGCCGCTGACGGCGTCGCCGATCAGGAGCGTGCCGGAGGCGAGGTTGCGGTCCACGACTACGGCGAGGCCGAACGCGTTGCCGGCCGAGGTGCCCGGCGTGAGCTGGCCGTAGGCGTTCATTGGGCCGACCTGCGGGAACAGCGGGCGACCGCTGCCGTCCTCGAGCTGGCCCAAGCTGGCCCAGCGGTTCGGGGCGAGGAACAGGTGGGTGGGCAGGTTGCCGTTCGAGCCGGTGAGGATGTCCGACGCGGCCGTGTAGATCCACGTCACCCACTCGGTCGGGTCGGCAATGTTGGCCGACGTGAAGTTGTTGGTGTTGGTGGTGCCGGACACGAGGGCGTCGGCGGCGACGTCGTCGGTCTGGTTGGCGTAGATGCGGCTCATGTCGTCGAGGAGCGCGTTCAGCACCTCGGGCGACGACCAGTCCATCGAGGCCTCGGACAGCTCGACGTAACCGCCGTAGATGGCCTTGGTGACCTGCACGTCGTCGACGACGAACGTGCCGCTCTGGATGGTGCTGCCCTGCGTGACGGTGCCGATCGAGGTGTGCGTGGTGACCTTGGGACGGATGAACACCTTGCCGGCCTGCGGCATGGCGCGCACGCCGACGGCGTCGATGACGGGGCGGATGCCGCGGAAGTTGTTGTACACCGGTGCGATGACCGGGGTGGGGAGCACGCCGTCGAGATCGCTGGTGGTCACGTCCGGCGCAGCTGCGCGGATCTTGGCGTTGAACTCGGCGAACTCGCTGCCGCCCTTGATGAACTTGGCGATGTACTCGCCCATGCTCGGCATCTTGAACTCGCGGACCGGCTGAGCAAACAGCATCGGGGTGGTGGGGACCGCGGCCTCGACCGCGGCGGGCTGGACTTCGGACATTTCTGACTCCTCCTCGGGGTCGGTTGTTGGGGTTTCTTCTGCTTCCTCCACCTCAGCGGAGGCGGCGATCTCGGTGATCTGGGCGTCCGCAAACGCGGGCACAGCCACCAGTGAGAGCTCGATGAGGCGCGCCTTCGTGACGACGGTCGCCTTCAGTTCCTTGTCGTAGTACGACTCGACGGGCTCGGCTCCGACGCTGACCGAGTCGTATGCGCCGGCCTTGACGAGCTCGATGGCGTCGCTTGAGGCGCGCGTCGAGGCGAACGTCGCGGTGAAGCCGAGGCCCTCCTCGAGGTCCGCGAGAGCGTTCACGACGCCGCGCA